TCCTCCTTTTTTTCTTGCTATAATACCAAGGAGGTATGCGATTACTATGTCTGTACGTTTAGCACTATTGAGATCGGGTGAGTATGTTATTTCCGATATCAGTGAAATGATTAAAGATGAGAGGATGATTGGATATATCCTATCAAAACCTTGTGTGGTTGAAGTTAAGGATGTTGTTCCTATTTCTCGTAGCATTTTAGATAAGAGTAAGTCAACCCAAAAAAGATTAAGTATCAATTTATTTCCTTGGATTCCATTTTCTTCTGATGAAGATGTGTTGGTTCCTATGGATTGGGTAGTGACTTTTGTTGCCCCATTTCAAGATCTTAAAGAAATTTACGAAAGAGATGTGACTAATTATGGAAAAGAAACTGACGAAAATACTAGCACTAATAAACAACCAGATACTGATCAGTCAGATTGAAGAAGTTGGTGCTGATATTGGAGAGCCTGATTGTAAACTAGTCAGTCCCTTTGTTATTAAGAGTGACAAAACAATGGAACCATTTCTTTGTGGTTACACTAAAGAAAATACGTTTATGATGAGTTCGGATAAGATTCTTACTCTTGCCGATCCAACCCCCACTCTACTTGAAAAATACGAGGATCTTATTAAAGAATGAGTTTGCGATTTTACACAAACGTTCAAATGGTCGGGGATCACTTCTTGGTTCGTGGTTATGAAGGTGGTAAGCACTTTATGACCCGTGAGAAGTTTTACCCGACTCTTTTTGTTCCTACAAATAAAAGTACAAAGTATCAAACTCTGAGTGGAGAACCAGTAGAAGAAATTAAACCTGGTACAGTTAGAGAGTGTCGCGAGTTTATTAAAAAATATGAGAACGTAGAAAATTTCAAAATCTACGGAAATACCGGATATATCTATCAGTATATTTCAGACACTTATTCTGAAGATGAAATTAAATTTGATATCAATAAAATCAAAGTAACTACTCTTGATATTGAGGTTGCATCGGAAAATGGATTCCCCGATGTGGAGTCTGCATCAGAAGAAATTCTACTGATTACTATTCAAGACTATGCAACTAAACAGATTCGCACTTGGGGATTAGGTCCATTTAACAATAAACAAGATAATGTTATCTACCGTTCATTTTCTACTGAATATGATCTTTTAAGTGATTTCATCAACTGGTGGATGATTGAAGAGAATACACCTGAAGTAGTGACTGGGTGGAACATTGAACTATACGATATTCCATATCTTGTTCGGAGACTTGACCGAGTGCTTGGTGAGAAACTCATGAAGCGCATGTCTCCTTGGGGACTTGTGACTGAAAGTGAAATATACATTTCTGGACGCAAACATACTTCATATGATGTAGGTGGAATCACTCAACTTGATTATCTTAATCTTTATAAAAAGTTTACTTATAAAGCACAGGAATCCTATCGTCTAGACTACATTGCTGAAGTTGAATTGGGTCAGAAAAAACTAGACCACTCTGAGTTTGATACCTTTAAGGATTTCTATACTAAAGGATGGCAGAAGTTTGTTGAATATAACATTGTTGACGTGGAACTTGTTGACCGAATGGAAGACAAGATGAAGTTGATTGAACTTGCGTTAACGATGGCATATGACGCTAAGGTTAATTATGCTGATGTGTTTTCTCAGGTTAGGATGTGGGATACTATTATCTACAATTACCTGAAAAAGAGAAACATTGTCATTCCACCAAAAGTCAGGTCGGAAAAAGAAGAAAAATACGCGGGCGCTTATGTAAAAGAACCAATTCCTGGGGTTTATGATTGGGTCGTGAGTTTTGACTTGAACTCACTATATCCCCACTTAATCATGCAGTATAATATTTCTCCAGAAACTCTCATGGATGAAAAGCATCCATCTGTAAATGTGGATAAAATCCTTAATAAGGATCTCACCTTTGAGATGTATAAAGATTATGCAGTTTGTGCTAATGGTGCAATGTTCCGTAAGGATGTTCGTGGATTTCTTCCTGAGTTGATGGAGAAAATCTATAATGAACGTGTAATCTTTAAGAAGAAGATGCTTGCTGCCGAGCAAGAGTATGAAAAGACCAAAAACAAACAATTGGTCAAAGAGATTGCCCGCTGTAATAACATTCAGATGGCGCGTAAGATTCAACTTAACTCTGCCTATGGTGCTATTGGTAATCAGTATTTCCGATATTTCAAACTAGCGAACGCTGAGGCAATCACTCTTTCTGGGCAAGTATCTATTCAATGGATTATGAATTCCATGAATTCTTATTTGAATAAAATATTAAAGACGGAAGGTGAAGATTATGTTATTGCTTCAGATACTGATTCTCTTTACATTAATATGGGTCCTTTGGTTGACCGTATATTCGAAGGAAGAACGAAAACTACTGAAGGCATTGTTTCATTCCTTGATAAGATCTGTCAGATGGAACTTGAAAAGTATATTGAAGGTTCTTACCAAGAATTGGCTGAGTATGTGAATGCATACGATCAAAAGATGTTTATGAAGCGCGAGTGTATTGCCGAACGTGGTATCTGGACCGCAAAGAAGCGATATATTCTGAGTGTATGGGACAGTGAAGGTGTTAGGTACGAAGAACCTAAACTGAAAATCAAAGGTATTGAGGCAATCAAATCTTCTACACCTGCACCATGTCGTAGTATGTTTAAGGAAACCTTTAAAATAATGATGAGTGGTAGTGAAGATGATGTCATTGATTTCATTGATAAATGTAGAATGAAATTCAAAACTCTTCCTCCAGAGGAAGTTGCGTTCCCTCGCTCTGCATCAGATGTTCGTAAGTATACCTCCTCTTCTGACATTTATATTAAGGGTACTCCAATTCACGTTAGGGGAGCACTTTTGTTTAATCATTATGTGAAGAAGCACAAGTTGACTGGCAAATACTCTCTTATTCAGAATGGGGAAAAAATAAAATTTGTTTATCTTAAAAAACCGAATATTATTTACGAAAACGTAATATCATTTATTCAAGAATTTCCTAAGGAATTGAATCTTGACAAATACATTGATTATGATTTACAATTTGAGAAAGCATTTCTAGAACCTCTTAGGATTATTCTCGACGCCGTTGGGTGGAATGTGGAAAAAACTGCAAACCTTGAATCATTTTTTTCTTGATGATGAAACTACCTCTTTCCGAAAAAGAATTAGACGAAATAATTGAGATATTGAGAAAAACTAATAGTAAAATTTATGCTAAACTTTGGTCTTATAAAATTAACTACTTGATTAGGGAAAAAAGTAATGGACTTTCTTAAAGATATTGTAAAAGAGATTGGTGATGACTACACCAAACTAGCATCTGATATTGACGAAACAGAAACTTATGTTGATACGGGTTCATACATTTTTAATGCACTGGTTTCAGGTAGCATATTTGGTGGTGTATCTGGGAATAAGATTACTGCTATTGCTGGAGAGTCTTCTACTGGAAAGACTTTCTTCTCTCTCGCAGTGGTTAAGAACTTTCTTGATGCTAATCCCGATGGTTACTGTCTCTACTTTGACACTGAGGCTGCTATCACTAAATCACTTGTAGAATCTCGTGGTATTGATACTTCTCGCCTGGTAGTTGTGAATGTTGTCACGATTGAAGAGTTTCGTGGCAAGGCATTAAAGGCAGTAGATTTGTACCTTAAGAAACCTGCGGAGGAACGCAAACCTTGTATGTTTGTGCTAGACTCTCTAGGTATGCTTTCCACTGAAAAGGAAATTACTGATGCACTGAATGATAAACAAGTTCGTGATATGACTAAATCACAACTCGTCAAAGGTGCTTTCCGAATGCTCACACTCAAATTAGGTCAAGCAAATGTTCCACTCCTGGTCACGAATCATACATACGATGTCATCGGAGCTTATGTACCAACGAAAGAAATGGGGGGAGGTTCTGGACTCAAATACGCAGCAAGTACAATCATTTATCTCAGCAAAAAGAAAGAAAAGGATGGAACAGAAGTGGTCGGCAATATTATCAAAGCTAAGACTGCTAAGTCGCGTTTGAGTAAGGAAAACAAAGATGTGGAGATTCGTCTTTTTTATGATGAACGCGGTCTTGATCGATATTACGGACTACTTGAACTCGGTGAGATTGGTGGTCTGTGGAAGAATGTCGCAGGTCGTTATGAGATTGATGGAAAGAAAATCTACGCCAAACAGATTCTAAAAGAACCTGAAGTATATTTCACTGAAGAAGTGATGCAACAACTGGATGAAATCGCACGCAAGGAATTTAGTTATGGAGAAGGTTGAGTTTCTAATTCTTAGAAACCTATTGTATAATGAAAAGTATGTAAGAAAGGTAATACCATTCATAAAATCTGAATACTTCGAAGATCAAAATCAAAAGATTGTATTTGAAGAAATACTTACATTTGTTCAACAATACAATCAATTGGTAACTAAAGAGATTCTTTGTATTGAGGTAGAAAATAGAAAAGATATTTCTGAACAGTCATTTAAAGAGATTATTCACCTGATTGGGTGTTTGGAAGATGTTCCTGTTGAAAATGAATGGTTAATTGATACAACAGAAAAGTGGTGTCGTGACCGTGCCATTTACCTGGCACTTATGGAATCAATTCATATTGCTGATGGGAATGATGATAAAAAGAATAGGGATAGCATTCCAACTATTCTTTCCGATGCCCTTGCTGTAAGTTTTGATAATCATGTAGGACACGATTACCTACAAGATTATGAACAACGATACGAGTCTTATCATAAAAAGGAGGATAAAATTGAATTTGATCTTGAATACTTTAATAAAATCACGAAAGGCGGTCTCCCTAACAAAACTCTTAACATCGCTCTTGCTGGTACGGGTGTCGGCAAGTCTTTATTCATGTGCCATGTGGCTAGCTCCGTCTTGCTCCAAGGGAGGAACGTTCTGTACATTACGATGGAAATGGCAGAAGAACGCATTGCTGAAAGAATTGATGCAAACCTCCTGAATGTTCCTATTCAAGATATCGTAGAACTTCCTAAGAATATCTTTGAAACTAAGGTGAATAACCTTGCGAAGAAAACTCAAGGAACTCTAATCATCAAAGAGTATCCAACTGCATCTGCTCACGCAGGACATTTCAAATCACTATTGAATGAACTCGCCCTTAAGAAATCATTCAAACCTGATATTATCTTTATTGACTACTTGAACATTTGTGCTTCCAGTAGGTATAAGGGCAATAGCAATATCAATTCTTATACATTCGTAAAAGCAATTGCAGAGGAACTCCGTGGTCTTGCTGTGGAGTTTAATGTTCCTATCGTAAGTGCTACTCAGACAACTCGTTCTGGTTATGGTTCTTCTGATGTAGAATTAACTGATACTTCAGAATCATTTGGTCTTCCTGCTACTGCTGACTTGATGTTTGCTCTTATTTCTACAGAGGAACTTGAGGGACTCGGACAGATTCTTGTAAAACAACTTAAGAATCGTTATAATGACCCTACCATCTATAAGCGTTTTGTGATCGGTATTGATAGAGCAAAGATGCGTCTTTATGACTGCGAACAATCAGCCCAACAAGACATCCTTGACAATGGAAAGGATGAAGAGTATGATTATGAAGAGAAAAAACCTAAGAAAACATTTGAGGGATTTAAATTCTAATGACTATTGATTTAAACAAATATGTCGAATTCGTTAATACCACTACCTCTAATCCTAGCAAAGACCACACATCTTTCATCAATCGCCTTATGGAACTACGGGAACAAGAGTTTCCTACCGAGCGATTGCTTACTGCTGCTGTAGGTATGAGTGCTGAGGCAGGTGAATTTACTGAGATTGTAAAGAAGATTGTAT